GGGTTCGCCTGCAGGAGGTCCTCGTCGCTGTCGAGCTCGCAGCCGTCACGGCCCGACCACTCGAAGATGCCGATGGCGTTGTCGTGCTTGTCGGCCCACTCGAACGGGTCCATGCCGCGCTTCTCGACGAGCTTCTCCCAGCTGGCGACCACCTTGAGCGCGGCCTTGCGCTGGGCGGCGAGAACGACCGACTTCGCGTCTCCGGCGTTGGAGATTCCCCAGAGCTGACCGCTCCAGAAGGATTTCGTGGTCTGCGAGGTGGCGTTCCACGCGACCCAGTTCTCCTGCTCGCGCAGCTCGTCCATGAGGACGCGGGCGGCAGGCTTGCCGCGGGCGTTCTTGGCGGCGCGAATCTCGTAGTGCGCCAGCGACGCAGCCTGGATGTACTCCTTGCCGTTGGTGTCCGAGACCTTGTTGGTCGCCTCCTGCAGATCGGCTATCGCGACTTCCGATTCGGCCTCGCTCGGCGGCTCCGGGTTGCACCATAGGCGCACCTGCGACCAGGGCTCTCGCGCGATGTCGAGGTTCTGGGCGGTGCCGACGATCTTGAACTTCACGGGCGGGACGCGCTCCGGGTGGCGCTGGGAATCGACGAACAGCCACCAGCTGGAAAGCACGCTGGCGAGCGTCGTCTTACCGTTCTGGCGCGCCACGAGGACGATGACCTTCTTGAAGCGGTAGCTGCCGTCCTCGTTCAGCTCGAGCGCATGGATGAGGAGCCACTTCTGCCACGGTCGCAGCTCCACGTGGAGCACCTCGCGGGCGTAGTCGATGACCTCGAAGCCCAGCGAGGTCTCGGGCGTGAGCTCGCGCAAGGGCTTGGTCCAGATTCGCGGCTCGGCGTACCCCTTCTCTTCAGCTTTGACGTGGAGCAAGCCCATTAGCCGTTCACGACCTTGAAGCCGGAGGTGAATGCCGCCAGCGAGCTCGACTTCTTCTTCTGCGGCTCGGCCTTGATGGACTTGTCGCAGCTCGGGTTGAGCTTCAGCGCGTCCAGGACTTTCAGGTACTGGCTCACGGTGGTCGTGTCGGGCTTGTCGGCGGCGTTTATCCAGTCGTGCTGTTCCAGTTTATCGAGTTTCTTCGCCAAAGACCGCCCCAGACGGACTGTAGCCACGAATTTCGGGGCGATATTGCCGTACTGGTCTCTCAACCAGTCGGCGTGCAAAACGGCATCTTCAAACGTCTCTGAAAAGCCCTTAAGTTCATCCAACTTCATCCAAAATCACCTCGTCCGCCGGCTTTTCGGGGCATGTTTCCCGAACATCAATCAAAAACACCCCTCTACCTGCGGTTATTCCAGATCGGAATATCGGGGAGAGAGGAAGAAGGCACACGCGGATGGTAGTCCGCTAAACCCGCAGGTAGATCGCTTACCGCCCCTCCCCCTCAGTCTGCAGTCCACTTGCGGCTCAGCACCCCCAGGCTCACGGGCGGCTCGCCGTTGCCTCGTCTCGAGTTGCACGCGAAATGCGCGGGCTCGAAGTTCGCCGGGTCTTCCTGCAGGTCGGGTCGCTTGCTCACGGGCACGCGGTGGTCCAGCGTCAGCGAGTCGGCGGTCGTGCCGGGGTCAGCCGAGTAGTCGATGGGCTGACCGCACAGCCAGCACACCGGGCGCTCGGCCTGGCACCTGGCGAAGAACTCCGCCTTGAGCCTGTGGAACCTGCGCGTCTGCACGCGGCCCGCGCTGTTTCCTCCCATTGCCTGTGTCCCTTCTCCCGTTACTTCTCTGTGCCAATGGTCGCGGTGCCGTCCCCCGAATCGAAGCCGATGCACTCCACGCGGACATAGATCCCCTGCGGGTCCGACCATCCCTTGGTCAGGTCGTGCGAGCAGATGAGCGAGTCGTCGCGTATCACCCCGCATCTGGTCAGACAGTCCTCGAGCGTCTTCAGCAGGTTGCTGGTGTCCGGCTTCACGAGGTGCGGCTCGCCCTGCCGGTGGTTGCCGGTCACGTGGAAGCACCACGTCACGTGCAGCCTCAGCGCACCGCCGAGCGGCTTGTCCGGCACGCCGGCGGCGATGATGCGGGAGATGATCCTGTCCTCGGCCTCCTTCAGCTCGTCGGACTTGCGGATGCCGAGCTTGCTCTTGCGCCTGAACGGGATGAGGGCGTTGTGCGTGACGGTGGGCACGGCCATGGCGAGAAACGCCGACCACTCCCCCGCCATCAGCACAGCCCCCTGATTTGCGCGAGCACGGCCAGACAGCCCCACAGGATGAGCAGCAGCCCGAGCGCGACCAGTGCCAGCGCGACCAGATAGCCGACGAATGTCCATGGGTCGAATTTCATACGAACCCCTCTCGTTTGATTCAGTTGTCGAAAAATTTGGAAAGCGGCGAAACGCGGAATTCCCGTTTACACCGCGGGGGTGTGTACAGACCGTTAGCCACCCGCGTACGAGTGCGGGCGCGGCTTTAGCCCGCACGCACGTGTCTGTACTCACCCTTGGGTGTAGGGTACAAACCCCTATTACGTAGTAATAGGTTTGTACCCCTGTTTTTGTACCCCTACAAACCTGTAATACCTAGGGTTTGTACCCCGTGGGTTATATAAATCAGAACCTAGTCCGAAAGGTCGATTTCTCCGTCGAAATCAAGCGCCTGATTGTTCTTGTCATAGAGCAAATCGGTGCCTTCCTTTACTCGGAACGGGCTCCATTTTGCGTTGTTTCCAGTTGCGTATTTAAGCGCCCTCATATCAAAAAGCTTGCCCCTGAACTCGACCTCACCGATTCGCTCGAGCACATTACTTCTTGTCGGCTCAACCCCGTCCTCGGCGCACTGTTCCATGGCCTCACGGATCAGGCTCACCTTCTGCTGCTGCTCAGATTTGAAGGTTTTCTGTGATGCTTCCCTTCCCTTGGAGCGGCTAGCCCTCGGGTCGTACTCGCCCTCGCATTTCAGGTCCGCCAAGGCACCCGTCTCATCCGGCAGGTGCACCGGGTACTCGAACCACAGGTTCTTGGGCTTGAAGCTGCGGAACTCGCGGAGCGTGCCCTCGATGCGCCACGCAGCCCAGCCGCGCGATGATTCCTGCAAGCTCTCGTGGATGGATTCCAGCTCGCGGCGTAGCTCGATGGGCGCGCCGTTCGTCTGCTCGTTCGCCCACTTCTGCAAATCGTCAGCCGAGTCGATGCCGACGAACCTCTCATCCGAGCGCCATCCCGGCAAGAACTTGTCGAAAGCGGCCCAGATCGCGTGCTGCCTGCGCCAGTCGTAGTGCGCCTTGGTGCACTCGTCCGTCAGCTCCAGCGCGGTCATGTCCAGCAGTGCGTCCGGGTCTCGCGCGAACACGCCCGAGCCGGACGCGCGGTCCATGGAGCGTTTCTGTCCCTGCAGGCCCTTGGAATGGTGGTGGCAGTAGATGACGGCGCAGCCGACCTGCTGGGCGACCTTGTCGAACTGGTTGCAGAACGCGGCCATCTGGTCTGCGCTGTTCTCGTCTCCCGTGATGACCTTGTAGATCGGGTCGATCACCACGGCGATGGGGCGCGTCTTGAGCGCCCGGCGGATAAGCGACGGAGCCAGCCTGTCCATCGGCACGGAGCGCCCTCGCAGGTTCCAGATGTCGATGTTCCCCACATTCTTGGGCGCATAGCCGAGCGCCCCGTACACGTCCTTGAAGCGGTGCAGGCAGCTCGCGGAATCCAGCTCGAGGTTGACGTAGAGCACCCTGCCCTGTGCGCATTCCCAGCCGAACCACGGCTTGCCCTCGGCGAGCGACACGCACAGTTCGATGAGAGCGAACGACTTGCCCGCCTTGGACGGCCCCGCGAGCAGCATCTTGTGGCCTTGACGGAGAACGCCGTCGATGAGCGGCGGCGCGAGCTCGGGCATGTCATCCCATTCGGATGCCAGATTCTCGGGGTCGGGCAGGTCGTCGGTGGTCTCCTGCATCCAGTCCCACCATTCCGACCACGATGCCTTGCCGCACGGGCCGCTCACCAAACGCTGCCGCTCGCCCGAGCGCATGGCACCGGGCATCCTCGACAGGCGGCTCGGGTTCTTGTTCTGGGTGTCGGGGTCGAGTCCGTTCTTGCGGCAAACGTCGTACAGCCGCATGACGCGATCGCGGTACTCGTTGTAATCGCGCGCATCGACCTTCACCACGGCGTGCAGGCTCTTCTTGCCTGAGTCGACGATCGCGGCGCACGGCAGCTGAAGCTCCTGCATGAGCGCCAGCTGCTTCTCCTTGGCGAGCGTGTCGGATTCGACCAGCGCGTACTTGAACTCGGAGACGTTCGCGTTGCCGACGCCCTTGCCGTCCAGCGGGTTGATCCGGATCCATGCGCCGGCGCGGTCGTCGTAGGCACCCAAAGCCTGCTCGATTGAGCCGTACTTCTTCAGGTCGCGCATGAGGTCGCCGGCGGTGCGCGAGTAGCACCCCTTCGATTTGGGGAGCCATTTGCCCTCGCGGTCCCAGCTCTCGCACACGTAGCCGACCACATCATCCTCGTCGAACAGGTGGCCGAGGTACTCGACGAGCTCCTCGGGACCGGTCTTGTCGGTCTCGGGCAGCTCGACCGGCTCAACCCATGACGGGTCGATGAGCGCGGTCGAGATCTCGCCGTCCCACGACAGCGCCTCGCCCATTCCCTGGGACGCACGCGGCGGGACCCACCCTCGCTCGGTCGCCATCTTTGCGAGCGTGCCCGACTTCACCCTGGTCTGCCCCGAGCCGAATCCGCGCCACTTTCGCTCGCACTCGCCCTCGTGGTACCTGCCTGCGTCCCTGCGGCTCCATTCGTCCCACGCATCGAGCGGAAGCCCGCTCTCGTGGAGCGCCATGCCGACGTCCAGCCATTCCTGGTAGTTGAGTGTGGACGGGTCGATTGCCGAGAGCGCGTCCAGAAGGTCGCTATGGTCTTCCATCAGCCTTTCTCCTTTCTGTAGTTCTTCTTGCGACACTTTGGACAGTACTTCCCCCGTGCGCTCAGCTTCTCGAACGTCGCGCCGCATTTGGCGCACACGGCGATGCCGTAGCTGCGCCGCGCCTTGCGCCCCGAGTCAAGGCACTCGCGGCAGGTTCGCTGCGCCTTGTACTGCGGCCTGTAGGTCTTTCCGCAGCACGGGCACTTGCGCGGCCTCAGCTCGGCGGTCACGATCGCCTCGTTCAGTCTCGCCATGGAGACGGCGGTGCGCAGCGACTCGGCATCGTGATAGGGAATGTTGTGCCTGTTGATGTAGAGACGCTGCGCCTGATGTTCGCCAGTTTTGCCTCGTCCTTGACGTAGTCGGTCAGCTTCTTGCCCTTGTTGGGCGGTATGGTGCCCGGCGCGAACCTGCCGCCGAACGTGCCCTGCTTCAGACTCAGCGTCGATTCGCGGTCTTTGAGCTGTGTGACCCTCAACCTTATATCGAACCTTTTCTTGAACTCGTCGATGATCTCGCCCTGGCCGTGACCGGGGACGAATTCCCGCAGGAACTCGTCATACTCCGGGTGCTCGAGCCAGCGGACGGTGGTGCTCATCAGCTTCACGCCGTGCTTCGAGATGTAGCATTGCGCGGTCTGGCGCTTCGGCTGGTAGCCGAAGGCGCACTCGAATGAGGCGAGGAGATCGTCCCATGAGCGGAATCGCGGGGCCATGTCGAGAAGCCACGCATGTTCCGCCTTCGTCATGACCCTGCTCATCGCTCTTACGACTTCAGCATCGCGGGGACGCTCGCGAGCTTCGCGCCGGCCATTTCGGAACGTGCGCGGATGATGCCAACGGCGGTGTTGGCATTCTCGATGGCGCGCGCACCCACATCGGAGACTGCCTTCGCGCGGTTGATCTCGCGCTCGATTGCCTCGTCGTCGGCATTGATGTCGAGCGCCATCAGGTTGTCCAGTTCCTCGAAGAAGATGCCCTGGAGTGCGCTCAAGTCGGTCGAGCGCACGGTCTCGTGTCCTGCCATCTGTCTTGTCCTTTCCCTCTCTTTTGCGAGCTCATCGGTCTTCAACGCTCTTGCCGGCGACGATGTTGTCGGCCTTCATCTGCGATTTCAGGTGCGGCTTGATCTCCTTGCGCAGCTTGTACAGGCAGTCGATTGCCTTGTCGATGTCCTCGAGGGTCTTGCCCTTGACCATGCACCTCCACACGTACTTGAAGGCACAGCACCACCACCAGACCGCCATGGTGCAGTACGGCGCCGTGGCAGCAGGCCATCTGCCGAGTGCCGCCTTCATGGCACGGGAGCACGTGATGAATCCATCGCCCCTGTAGTGCTCGGGACAGCCGGCATCCCTCGTCATCGTTATCTCTTTCTCAGTCATGTCGACCCCCATCACCTGGCACATCAGCGGTCCTCCCTGTCCAGACCGAAGCACTCTGCTATCGCGGAGACGCGCCTCTCGAATTCGACCACGGCTTCATCGGCCAGATCGGGACCGATTTTCGTCCAAAGCCACGTGCTCATGCCCTCCAAGAAGCCGACAGCGCGTGCGGCCTCCATCAGCTTCTTCTGGGTCAGTCTGTCAGCGCCGTCCATCGTCATCCTCCTTCGGTTCCCAGAAGTTGCACGTGTTGCACGGCTGGCACACATGCGGTATGTCGCGCTGGTCTCGCCGGCACGTCAGATAGTCAATCTTGACCTCGTAGACCTTGACGGTGAACGGGTCTCTCGCGAAGCGGCACGTGGCGCAGTGCTTTCCCACCTGATCTGCCATCACATCGCCCCCGTGCTGCCGTAGCCGTCCTCGCCGCGCGAGCTTTCCGGCAGGCTGTCGCAGGTCATGAACGCGGCGTTGACGAACGGCAGGAACACCAGCTGGGCGATTCGCTCCAGCGGGTAGACCGTATACGGCTCATCGCTCAGGTTCACCAGCTTGCAGCGAATCTCGCCGCGGTAGCCGGGGTCGATGATTCCCGGCGCGTTTGCCAACGTAATGCCGTGGTTGCAGCTGAGTCCCGAGCGCGGTGCCTGGAGCGCGAACATGCCCTCCGGCATCGCCAGATGCACTCCCGTGCCGACCCAAACCGATTTCCAAGGTGCGATGGTGATCGGGTTTGGGATGTTTGCCTTGAGGTCGCATCCGGCATCCTCAACGCCATGGGCGTAGATTGGTTTCAGCTTGAGGCCGTCAAACTGGGCTTGGATTACTTGAATGTTGGATGAGAACTTCATTTAATCTTCCTCACTTACGACGATGCCGCCTTGGATAATCACGCGCTTGCCTTGGGCGTCGTCAAAGAAAACCTCTTGGTCGTTCGATTCGATGTCGAACTTGCCGTGCCAGCTCTTGATCTCCTTGCCCGTGTTGTCGTAGAGCGTGACGGTACGGTTGATTCCACCGCTGAAATCGCTGCTCACGCTCTTGACCGAACGGCTGCACGACGAACATCCAGCCAGACCGCAGACAATCACGATAGCCAGGACGGATACGACAAGGGCCGCGACGAACGCGACCCTACGCTTGGTGATATTCATTTGTTTGGTTCCTTTCTATTGAGGGAAACAATTGTTCCGGCCTTTCCAGCTAGAGGTATCTCACCTTTATCCCAAGGCGCTCGCAGATGGTCTCGAATGCCTCCTGCGGTTCTAAGCCGCAGACGGTGGCGCACTCGCTCCAGCTGGTCACGCAGCCCTTCTTGCCGTTGTAGCGGAAGGCCATGCACTCGGAATCCAGCCTGAGGAACCCTCAGTCGCGCTTCACACTCCATTCGATATAGTCGATGTAGTAGCCCATCTTGTGTTCATCCAGCAGATACCAAGTGGTGTGCCTGCCGATATTGTTTGTCCAGACGCTCTTCTGCGTCAGCTTGTAGACGTCACTCATTTTTTCGGCCACACTCTCTTGCCGCATTGGGGGCAGAAGTTCCACGTGCCGCTCACGTGGTAGTGTTCCTCATCCTCGACCTTGCAGCCACAAACGGAGCACTCGAATCCGTTGTCACATGCGCCGCATTCGCTTTCGTCGTAGACGTTGTAGCAGACGCCGTGGTCGATGAGGTCTGCGATTCGGCGCATCACGGTGCGCCAGTCAGTAGCCGGTGCCTTGGTGATCCTGGCGAGCGCACGCTGGAACGACTCGCTGCCGAGCGTGTCCGCCGCGGTGTATCTCAAATCAGAAGAGATCTTGTTCAGTTCTTCGGTAGTCATCGCTTGATCTCCTCCCCGCATTTCGGGCAATGAACCGGTTCGTAAGCCAGCATGTTATCGGAGCCAATTTGCCCCCAGAGCCGCCCGTTCCATCCACAGCATGAGCAGTGGAAGTAGCCGTCGACTATCCGCTTGCCTGGGATAAACGGGTCTTGCTTGTGCTCAACAAGGTCGTGGCACATAGGGCGATCAATCAGATCGGCAAGACGCTCGACGATATGGATGTAGTTGCCTTGGAACGCATGTCCGCATCGCTCGACCGAAGCGGCGATATTGCGATATGCCGTGTTGCCACATTCGCTGCCGTCAATATCGTCCTCGTACCACTTCGACCGCTCGCTCATGTATTCGATTTGCCTACGCAGTTCAGCCGCCACATTGCGCCGTTCTTCATCTGCAATCATTCATCCACCTTCTCAACGAGGTCGCGCGGGTCCATCCGCATCGCATCGGCAAGCGCGAAAAGGTTACCCACGCGCATGTCTCGCTGGCAGCGGATGAGAGCGCTAAGCGCACCGGGCGTGATGCCGGCCATTTGCGCCAACTGCTTCTGCGTGAGGTCATGGTCGGCTAGGTAGCGCTTGACCACCTTCTTGCTGACCTTATAACGGGTCGATGCCTTGGCTGTCATTCGTCCTCCTTCAACCTGCGTCCGCAGAACGGACAGAAGCAAATCGGATAGCTTTCAACAAACAGCTCTCCAACGGCTATGACATATTTGCCGTTGTCGTTGTTCTCGATCCACATGCCGTAGTCATCGTCTCGGCTGAAATTGAAGCGAACATTGCCGCAATAGACGCATGTGTTTTGCTGCAACATCAGTCCTCACCCCTCAGCATGCGGATACGCTTCTTGATGTCCTCAAGCGCTATCGAAGTGCAGCCACGAGATTCATTGCCGGAGATGGTGCAATTGTTACAGTCCAAATTCTGGTTGTAGTACATGCAAAGGTTGCTCTCTTCGATGCACCTGTCTAAGTCATCTTCCAGCTTCTCCCAGCTATCTGGTTTGGTGAGGTGCATGAGTTCAGACTTTGCTGTCTTGTAGTCATCGGTAACTACATACCAGCTGTTCATCCACTTGTCGTTTAAGTCAAAGTCGTTCGTGTAGATGAATCGGCGGATGCTGTGGACGTTACCGTCATCGTCATATAGAGCAACGGTATCTAGGGGTATCTCGCGTCCCTCGGCATCTTTTGGTAACTCGATATTCGCCATTGCTATCACCTATCTAGCCCCAGCAGCACAAAGGATGAGTCGCGGTAGATGAGGATGCTGCCGCGAACCTTCACGGTCATTAGCTTCCCAAGGCTGCACATCCTGTAGACGGTCCTCAGGCTCACGTTGAAAGCCTCGGCCCATTCGTTGGGCGTTGCATACTCGGGGAGCGTGGATAGGGTCACGCCCTTGTTGGCCTGTGCTGCGTTCTGAGGGATTGTCTTCTTGGGCCTGTTTACCAAAACGTCCTTGCTGTCGAGATACAGCTTGTTGGTCTCGATGCACTCACTTCCGCTTCGCGCGAACCACCTTCTGGGTCTCGCCTCGAAAAAGAAATCAGACACATGAAACTGGTTACCGTTCTCGCGGTACATCGTGGTTGTGTCGAACGGGACGATCGCACCGCTCGCGTCCTTCGGCAATCCAATCGCCATCTTACTCACTCCTTTCATTCGGTACGTACGTGGCAGGATTGACTCCGCTCGGGATTCGCCATCCACTCGCGCTGATTCTGGAAATCATCGAGCTTGCAGCCTCCATCGACCACGTGCCGACATGCCTGAATCCCCGGCGCTCGAGCAGGCGGATCTGCTTGGGAGAGCTAAGCCCGCTGTCGCGGCGCTTCTTCACTCGGTCGAGCAGTTTCGATGCCTTGCCGGCGTTGGAGATCTCGGAAGCATCGATGCCGTACTTCTCGAGCGCCGCCTTCTGCTTGTCTGTGGCGGGGGCCATCTCCCAAGCGAACTCGGGGATGTATCCGCTCAGGTCCTCGGCGGCGATTGACATCTCGTACTGCAGCGGGTTGACCAGCTTCGCCTTCTTCCTGCGCTGCTCGGCGAGCTGTTTGGCGAGGGCCTCCTCGCGCTCAGCGACCACCTCGTCAGATGCCTTGCTCTCGACCTTCTGCAGGTCGACCGGGCATCCGGCCTGCTCGACCATGGCGGTCATCTTCTGCGCGACCTCCCGAGAGCCCGTAACGAGCGCTGCAGGGCGAACCAACTCCAAACGCTCGGTCATCCACAGGAAGTCGAGCAGGAGAAGGTCGGTCTTCCCCGTCTCGGGCGATAGACGAGTGCCGCGTCCAACGATCTGACAATTGCCGACAATGGCGACTTTGCCGTTCCTTCTGGTGACGAGCGTTCCGAGCTCGTTTTGGACGCACCAGCATGATTCGCTCGCGTGAGTCTCGGCCTCCCATACGGCGTGCCTTCCGTGGCGAGAGCCGACTTTGACGAACTCCTGCTTTTTCGCATGAAGCACCCACAGGTCGCACTTCCTGACCTCGTTGGCTTTTTCGACGGAAACGCTTGCGCGGTACCCACGCTGGATGGCCATCGATTGCAGTCGTTCGATGAAGCTCTTGTTGCTTTTGCCGATGTGGTAGGAGGTCTTGATGGCCTTGTTCCCGTCTCCGTGGTATATCGCCTCCAGCATTACTTCGAACTGGTCTTCCGTCATGTCGAACAGAGACGGGCTGAGGTCCTTGGAAATCCATGGCTCGAGCCTTCCCCATCCGCTGAGATGCTTGTCTCTCCCCCGTGGCATGCCTTTCGAGATGGTCCACGTCATGCAGTCGCCAGATTGGTTCCATTCGACTCCGACTCGCTTGCGAACGGCCCGGGTGTACTTGAAACCGCAGCCCTCGATGCAGCGAGTTATCTCCTCGCAATATTCCGGGTGCTGAGTACCTTGGGTGATCGTGATTGCGTTGTTGCACTTATTGATAGACCCATCGGTCATGACCCAGCCGATGAAGGTGAGCTCTGCGTCGGTTAGCGGTACGCCAGGGAAATTCCCGTGGCCGCAGACCGGTATGTATGCGCCGTCTTTCAGATTCGCCAGGTCTTGTGCCTCCTTGAATTTCCAGCCTAAGCGCCTCTTGTTGTCGTAGAGCATTCTGTGCTTGTTTGTGACCCGAATATCAGACGATTGCCCTTTCAGATGGTAGAACCGCTCGTCTGAGTCGAGATTTCTTCGAACCTTCGCCAGAGCGGGAACGAACCTCGTTTCTCCCGTTTCATGGTCGAACGCGAGGATTTCATCTCCGATTTCCACGTCGTTTCTCCATCCGTCGCGCGTAAGCACCTCAGTGCTCTCATCGAGGCAATAGAGTGCACGGCTCTTGGTCGGTCGGAGGTTGACGATGCAGTCGACGCTCGGGCAGTCCCACCCCTCGGTCAAGAGAAGTGAATTGCACAGCACGTCGTATTTGCCACTGTCGAAGTCTTTCAGGATTTGCGCGCGGTCCTCGCTCTGCCCGTTGACCTCCACGGCGCGGAATCCGCATTCGTTGAGCAGGCGGCAGAACTTCTGGCTGGTCTTGATGAGCGGCAGGAACACGACCGTCTTGCGCTCCTCAAGCCCGGCGTTCTTCATCTCCTGGGCGATTTGCGGCAGGTATGGGTCGAGCGCTGTGCCCAGCCCGTCTGCCGCCCAATCGCCCGAGCGCACCGAGACGTTGGAGATGTCGAGCTGGAGCGGAACGGTCTGCGCCTTGATCGGGCACAGGTAACCGTCCTTGATGGCCTCGGGCATGTTGTACTCGAATGCCAGGGAATCGAACACCTTGCCGAGGTTCTGTCGGTCGCCGCGGTCCGCCGTGGCAGTAACGCCGAGCACCTTAGCGCCGGCGAAGTAGTCGAGTACCGCCTGATAGCTGGAGGAGACGGCATGGTGGCACTCATCGATGAGGATGTGCGTGAACCTGTCCCTGCCGAGCGCCCGAAGGCGCTTCTCGCGGCACAGGGTCTGGACGGATCCGACCGTCACGCGCTCGAATGTCCCCACGCTCGTGTCCTCGGCCTTCTCGACCGAGCAGCGCAGTCCCGTCGATGATTGCAGCTTGTCGGCTGCCTGTTGGAGCAGCTCGCCGCGGTGGGCAAGAATGAGGACGCGACCGCCATCGCGGACCGCGTCCTCCGTTACGCCGGCCATGACGATCGTCTTGCCGGTGCCCGTTGCCTGTACGAGGAGCGTTGCGCGGTCTCCCGCTTCCCAACGCTCCTCGATTGCGGCTATGGCCTGCTCCTGATAGGGACGCAGGTTGAACTTCATGCCTTAGAAGCCCCCGTTCTGCGCGGCCTGCGCCTGCTGGAAGGTCTGGTTGATCATGCCCTGCAGCGAAGGCGAGACGGGCTCGGGGTTGGCGTTGCCGTAGACGTGCTGCTGGGGTGCCGCGGCCTGCGCCTCAGGCTTCATCCACTCGGAGATCTCGTTGTAGGTCTTGTCCTTGTACTCGTGGGTGCCGACCTTGATCTTGCAGCGGCGACCGACAGCTCCCACCCAATCCATCTTCAGCTTCTGCTCCTTGGGGGCATCGACCGCTCGCATCCCGATCGAGACGAAGAACTGGGTGATCTTCCAGGCGCTCTTGGAATTCAGAAAAAGGCGGTCGGAAAGCACTCGATCGTTGTCCAGGCGGACGTTCACCTTGGCGATGGGGCAGGCGCACATCTTGTCGCTGCCGTTGAATTGCTGGCGCTCGACGTTCTCGACCGTAGCCAAGTACTCGCCTGGCTCCATAAGCTCGAACTCGTTCTCCACAGCATCGATTTCGCCGTCCCACCCAAAGGACTGACCCATATCGTTTGCCATTTCTTACTCCTTTCGACCGGCTGCCATGCCGGAATTGATGTAATCGCGCATGCTGTCCCAGGCCGACACCAAGAACTTCGCGAAGTCCTCGGGCAGGGCGTCAACCGGCGTGCCCTCGGGGAAATAACCACGTACGGAGATGGCCTTGCTCACCGTCTCCGCGCTGATACCATCGCGCCGCATCAGGTCGTAGAGCGGCTTGAGGTATGCCGGGCGCTCCGGCTCGAACGGGTCTGGAATGCTTCGCGCCTGCTCGATCTGCTCGGGCGTAACCGTGGAGACGTTGACCGTCTCGACCGTCTGCTGCTGCACCTGCGGCTGCTGCCGTGTGAGCTGCGGGATGGGGATGAACTGCGCCAGCTGCTGGTACTCCATGGGAATCTCGTCCGGCAGGCCCCAGCGGTTCTTCGCGTCCCAAGTGGCGGCATGGGAGCAGTAGAGCATTCGGTTCTTGCCGCCCTGGGCCTTGCCGACCTTGCCGTCCTTGCTGGTGGTGATGACGATGGTCTTGTAGTTGGCGAAGAGTACCGCGTCCGCCCACTCCTTGAGCATCGCCGCGACGCTGGCCTTCTTGCCGTCGATGAGCTTCAGACCCCAGCGGTCGTATGCGCCCATCTCATCGGGCTGCTCGAACTTGCTGATGATGGCATGGGCGGTCACGACCACGTTGCAGCCGCGCTCGCACACCTCGCTCAAGAGGTTCAGCAGCTTGCCGAAGCGCTCGGTCACGTAGGTGTAGCCCTTGCCGTAGCCCGCGTCCTCGATGCTCTTGTAGCCCATGGCGCTGCACACGTCATCGACCGCCAGCTTCTGCGCCCAGTCGGCGGTGCCCAAGACAAGTGTGCCGCCGCATTCCTCGGGGAAATCTCGAATCCACGTGACCTCATCGAGCAGCATCTGCCAGCTCGTGGGCGCTGGAAGGCGCGGGACGTCCAGGTAGTCGGACGAGCTCTCGGTATCGATGAACAGGGGGCTTGGGAATTGAGCCGCCAGCGTCGTCTTGCCGACGCCCTCGGGGCCGTAGAGAACGACCTTCTGTGGGCGGAGGCGCTGACCGCGGGTGATCTGGAATGTCATTAGAAGCTACCTCCGAACTGCATGGTGGCGGGAATCTTGACCTCTGGAATCTTTACATCGGGAATCTCGACCTTAATCTCAGGCATCTCGGCCTTCAGCTGCCCGGCGCCCTCGGCCACGCGCCCGTCCTCGATGATGACCGAGCAGGTGTCATCCGTTGCCACGCGGGTGCCGATGACCTGAAGCCCCTCGGATTCTGCCCAGGCGCCGAACTCGGCGAGCGTCTGGGGGTCCATCTGCTCCAGCTTGTCGACCAGGACGAAACCGCACTCGGGCTTGAGCGAGCGAACGACAGCTGTCGCCACGCGGAGCTGCTCCGCACCGCTCATGTCCGACCAGACCGCGCCGTTGTACACCAGTTTGCCGTCCTCGACCGTCAGGCCGTCGAGCGGCATCCTGGCGGTCTCGAGCAGCTTCTTGCGCTGGTCCTCGACCGCATTGACCTCGCTGTTGCAGCTCTGGTAATCGTCGTTCAGGGATTCGGCATCCTTCAGCGCCTGCTTGCGGCGCTCGTTCGCCTCGACCTTCTGGTTGAGCGCATCGATGTTGGCGATGCTCTGCTCGATCTCATCGGTCTTCTCGTCCTCGAGGTCGGCTGCATCCTTGAGCGCGGTCTGGTAGTCATCGGTGAGCTTCATCAGCTCTTCGGTCTTGCGCTTCAGCTCCTCGTTGAGCGACATGATCTGGCTGTTGAGGCTGTCGCACAGCATGTTCAGGTTGTCGCGCTGCTGCTTGATGATGCCGACCTTCTCGCGCTTTCGCTGGTTCTCCCCGTTCTTCGCGAGGATTGACTGCTGCTGCTCGATGAGCTCGGCAGGCGACACGCGGTGGTCGGGGGCATCGGGGAAGAACGGCATCTCCTCGGCGATCTTGTCCTTTGCGCGCTTGCGCTGACCGATGTCGAGACGCTCAGCCTTCAGATCGCTCAGCTTCTTGTCCAACTCGTCCAGCTCGCCGCCGATACCGATGATTCGCAGGAGCTCCTGAGCCTTCTCGTTGTCGGTCATGACCATGAACTTCGGCAGGTCGATTGCAAGCTCCTCGATGAAGCTGTCGAGAAGCTTCTGGCCTGCCTTCTTGCCGGACGGGTCGGTCACGGTGAGCGATGCGTTCTTGCCCGAGCGCTCGACCACAAGGCCGTTGCTCAGCTCAACGTGCAGCTTCGCCGGTGTGGCGCTGCCCTCGCGGTTGGGCTTGGACGGCTGCTTGCGCTTTCCGCCGAGCGCCCACGAGATTGCATCGACCACACTGGTCTTGCCCTGGCCGTTGCGACCGCCGATGACGGTAAGCCCGTTCTCGGTCGGGCGCAGCGCCACGGCCCTGATTCGCTTGACGTTCTCGAGCTCAAGCGCCGAGATCTTCACGGGCTCCGGCTTCGCCTGAACTTGTTCCACAGTCTCTTCCATTGTTCTTTTCCTTCTCTCTTTGCAGACGCTTTCTCGCATCGCGCCTGCGCTTCTTTTCCCTTTGGTACTCGGCTTCCGCCTTTTTCTCGTCCATGCCCTCGCGGATGGCTTCCGCCTGTCTTCGTCTCCAGCAGGCGGGGCAAAGCCCCATTCGCCCGGCATGGGAATTGGGACGCACGTCCCACTTGCCGCACGAGATACAGCGGTGCATCCCCGATTCGGGATATTTGCTTAGGTTGATTCCGAGAACCCTTTTGGCGTGCTTCTTGATGGCTTCGGGAGACCTTGGCCAACCACGGCCTGTCATCATCTCCGACAGCAGCAGATAACCGTCCATCCTGTGCGTCCTGATGTATCTGTCCTCGTCAGACCGCCAGAAATATGAGTTGTCCCTTTTGCGAGGGACAACTACCCCCGATTCCACATTTTCTCCATTGTTCTCGGTCGGTTCCGTCATTGCAGCGCTCCGATTACGTAGAGACGCTTGATCTCACGCATCGCAGCATCCTTGCTCGCGGCCTTGCTGACGTTGACCAGTAGATGGCGCGAGCGGACGATTCCGGTCGCGCTGCCCCTCGTGGGGCCCTTCTCGACAAACTTGGTCGCGAACCAGCTGCCGTCTCGACCGCGCTCGGCGGTCCATCCAAAGAAGCCGACCATCGGCACCTCCTAGTAGTACATGCCGCTCGGAGCGGTGCCCTCGAGCCATCCCGCGAAGATCAGCCCCGCGATGAGGACGGTCGAGACGATGGCGTTGCGCAGCTTCGGGTTGAGCCGCATCCAGCGGTTGGACAGGAAATCGAAAACCCTAGCGGCCATCGGAGCGTCCCTCCATCCACTTGTCGACATCGACCACTCGTATGAGCGCATTCCTGCTGCCGATTGTCTTGAACGGCAATCGACCAGCCTTGTTCTCTGCATAAAGGGTGCTAGGCGAGACCCCCGTATACCTCGCGGTCTCGATGACCGAGTAGGCCATCTGCGGCTGGTAGCCAGCCTGGACGGCGAACTTCAGCGCTTCCGAGCCGCAGTACGGCTCGAGGTCTTCCAACTGACTGCGCAACTTCTCGGCTGCCGCATCCATCGCCTGCTGAAACTCACAGATCGGGTCGGACCAGTTCCTTTTGGTATGATTCATAGCGTCCACCTCCTATGGTGGGTTTTGCCTGTGGCTCCCTTTTCACTCCCTCGCTTTCCACTTCAAAGGAGTGTCTTCGGAGCCACTCTTCTTTTCCCAGCGCCCTGTGGTGCACATCCTGGTGGTAACGGACGGGCAGAGAACTATCGAAAACGCCTACGACGAGTTGATAGCGGATGCGCACCGCACGGCGCTGAGACTTGTCTGTGCCAGGCATCGCACCTGACCGTCTGGCTTTTCAACGGAGCCAGCTGCCGAGCCATTGCAGCCGTCACAGGCTCCCCCTGCTCACGGCAAATGGCGGATGCGGTTATCAAAGGTCGCTCCATTCATCCGCTGCGCGCCCGTCTCATCAGGCGGAACAGCTTGGTATGGGTGTCACTGCGTTCCATGTCGCCTAGGGTTGCCAGCCGGCGACACAGGTACCGCCTTGCGATCGGCGTCAAGGAGAAGGCCAAAAAGCCCAGCGCCGATGGAGACGGGTACGTAGCGGATGAACAGAAGTGCGCTATCTACCAGCGCAAACATTCAGCGTGGGAACATCGGAATATAGTCCCCGGCATGATCAAGAGGAATTCGACATACCGTCCTCAAGCTCAGAAGCATCCTTCTATGGCTTTGACCAAAAGCACGAGGAATAGGACGGCTAGAGGATGATGACGTTGAGAAACAGGCAGTAGTTGAAGCCCTTCTCAAAATCTGGAGACCTGCGCCTCACAGCCTGTTCGCCTCATTCAACAGAGTCGTGATGAAAATCTCCGCAGCCCTGTAGGCCGTGTAGAAGAGCCCGAAGCCGATAATTGGATGGCGCTCGAACCAATCGGCAATCACAGTCCCTTCGCCTCGTTAAGCTCATGGGCGGCATCCAGCCACTCGTTCAGGCGCATGTCGGCGTGCATCCAGTCGGCTTCCATGAAAGCCTCGTAAGCATCGCGCTCGCGCCTCTCAAGCTCCTCAATCGTCATTTCCTTCTCCTTCTCTTTGCCTTCTGTGGTTCGTTTGGTTTGGCTAGCAGAAATCAGACACTTCACATCGGACGATCGACGCAACAGCAACGACCTCACTCCAAAGCCACGGCGTTTCGCCAGTCAGCTTGTTGGTAAGCGAATCGGGTGTAATCCCAAGCTCAGCCGCCATCTTCTTCTTGGTATTGCCTGGGCGCTGAAGCCATCCACCTACCTTTTCGGTAATCTTGTCCATGCGCTCACCTCCTTCGTTGTTGCCAATTAACAACTCATAAGGTAGTTGTTAATTGGCAACTTTGCAATAAGATTTTTTGTCTATTGGCAATTTTTTTCGGATTGAGTACAATTCAATCGACAGAAGGAGGGTCTCATGGCATTCACCGAAACCCTAAAAGCCGTAATGGATGCAAAGAACCTAAGGTCCGTAGACATTACTTCAGACGAAATCACTGCGCCCTATTTGTCGCGTCTTTTAAAGGGAAAGGTCAAGGAGCCGACATGGCAGAAAGCCTTGGTGATTATCAATTCGCTCGATATGACAGTTGATGAGTTCTGCGATCTCGAAGCAAAGCTAAATGCTAAGCATGATTCAACGCTTCAAGACAAGGAGGAATAAGCATGGATAACGACACGCTGCTATTTAGGGATAAAGGCGCCGGCGTCTTCAAAGAGATCTGCATCTACCCGAACCGAATTACCACGCTCAAGAAGAACACCTTCTTCGGCACGCATATGGAGGTGGTTTACCTGAATGACGTCACCGGCGTCTACAAAATTAAGGGCAAGCAGGTAATCCTGAACAACAGGCTGCGGACGGGTTATGGCTACAGGCTGAGCAGCCATTCCCAGGCAGAGGAATTCGTCAGGGTCCTGAACTCAGTCATGTAGCGACTAGCCACAAAGAAGCGCCCCACCAACCCGCCAAGACCAGTGGAGCGCTAAACAATCCCATCCGCATTGCTAGAGTCGGCTATGCCCGACAGGAGGGACTTTTTTAATTATGACACGTTCGTCATGGGGGACGAAGACCAAAATCACCAAGAACAAATGGCGCATCAGGTGGTGCGAGTGGGACGGGCTCAATCGCGTACGCAGATCTAAGACGCTCTATCCCTGCACCTCGCGTGAAGCCGACGATGAGCTGCGCCGCCTTTGGCAAATCCACCACCTGCCACCTAATGAGCGCGTTGTGCCATGTCCCACATTCGAGCAATGCTGGGACGAATGGTATTTCCCGCAGCTGGAAAAGCAGCTTGAGACCGGCGATATGTCGCGCAGCACATTCGTCAATTACCGTAGTGCATGGAGGTCAAAGGTCTCGCCGAAATGGGCAAACGTTGCCATGAATGAAGTGCGAGTTGAAGAGTACCAGCGTTGGTTGGACAAGTTCACTGCGGCTCAGGCTCACGTCTCGCACATCATCGTTCTCAACCTCGTCAATTGCGCAAGGCTTCATGACGTGGACGGCATTTCTTTTATCGACGCAAAATACAAAATGCCGCGCGAAAAGAAAAACACAGGCGACAGCGGGCTAGAAGTCTACACGGTAGCCGAAATTGACAGCATCCTTGAATCGTTGCGAGATAGTCGCATCGAGGGCATGGCGATTCTAATGGCTAAAGGCTCATGCCGTGTCGGCGAAGCGGCGGCGGCGGCGGTAAAAGACATTACGTTTGATGAATACAATGGTCGCACGTACGCCGTCTACGACCTTTATCACCAGTATTCTCAGAACAACAGCTTTGAGCCGCTTAAGACGGCAGAAAGCCGCCGTGCAATCATCATTCCGCCACCATGGAGCTTGCGGCTCGCCGAGATAGCAAAGCAACGCACTGAAGACCAAGAGCCATACATCTGCGACAAAGGCACGGGAATGCCGATGGATCGCAAGAGGATTACAGATGAGTGGCTCAGCTATTACAGGAATGGGACGATTGATTTGCGCTACCTGACCATGACCAAGTTGCGCAACTCATGGGCAACCGCGATGCTTTGGAAGTACGGCATTCCCGCCCAGATGGTGGACAAAATGATGGGGCATGCCGCAAAGAACACTCTCGGCAAACACTACGAC